TTACAATATTCCTCCCGCGCTATCCGTCTTTTCCAATTCCTCCTGCGCCTTGTTCCCCATCGCCACGTCCATCCGCGCCCGGTTAATCGGCTCGTATAGGGCCATGCGCTTCGTCTGGAGAAACCGAAATTCATCCGTCTGGTTCGGATTCAGCCCAAGCATGGCGTTGACGTATTCCGTATCCAGCTCGACAAACAGGGACTTGAAATACGGCTCCCGTTCGATGAACTGGAGGAAATGCTGCGCCTCGATCCCGCGCCGGACAGAGTTTTCGAACTGTTCCCGCGTCTTGTCTTCCATTTATTTGCTATTATCTCCCCTTCTTCTTTTTCTTTTTCTTCTTACCTCCGCATGGCATTAGGCGGCCCTCCTTGTGGCGGCATTGGCGGTCCTCCTCCGCCCGGCGGAGGCATGGGCGGCGGGGGCATCCCCGGCGGTGGTCCTCCCTGTGGAGGTCCCTGCTGCGGTGGTCCTCCCGGCGGCATCCCCGCCGGCGGTAGCTGCGCCATTGCCTGTTGCTGTTGCATCATTTGCTGTTGCTGCTGCATCTGCTGGCGCATCATAAACTGCTGCTCGCTTATCATTAAATCGTCAACGGCAATGTTCAGCATCTGGTATTTCTTCTTCTGGATTTTGATGATGTGCATCGGCTCCATGATCCCCATTTGAAGCCCCGCCTGCGTTGCAAACTGAACCAGCATATCCAGATGCTGAGCAATCTGCTGCTTCTCGCCCGCGCTTACGCCGATGTCGATTTCGATGTCATACTCGCCGTCAAGGTCTTGCGGGTTTACCTCAATATCCGTTCCCAATATCCGTATCGGGTCTTCGCTTCGCCATTTCTGATTGATGAAAATAAAATCCCGAATCAGGCCGGTGATAGGCCCGTTCCCGATAAGTTTTGCGGACATCCTCATCCGCTTTGCGGCGTTCTGCGAAATGAGCGTGATCCCGGTCGCAGTTTTATTGAGGCTCTCAGAATCGGTTCCCTGATTGTAGCGGCTCGACCCGGTTGCCTCTTCCCGATCCCCCTTCTGCATCTCCAACGCTTTCAGGATGAACGGGTCGGCCTTCTGCACCGGAACTTCCCCGATCTTCGTCGGGTCGCCCAAGATCACGTCAAAGGGTTTCCGAATCTGCAACATCTGCTGCATCCGGGCGTCGTTGGTGATGGGATTCCGGTAGCAGATTTGCGCCGCCATGTCCTGCACGAAGCGGGTCAGGTTGGTTGTGATTTTCTGGTCGTTGTCGAGGATGGCCGGGGGCGCGATCCCATGAACCTTGTGAGGCTCCGGCAGCATCCCGCCTATCCTAAACACGGGCCGCTGATACGGGTTCTCCTCCACCTGCGCAATGACATCATCCCCGATGATGACAACAATGCATGGCTCCAGCAACCCGTCCTGATCGATATCCAGCTTGCAATAACACTCTTTCCCGACGAGCTCACGGGACAAATCCACGTCGGCCTTGTCCGTCTTCGGCCTGCCGCTTTGTGTGGACTGATCCGCAATGTCGTCCGCGTCGAACTCCACCGCCTGCTGGTCCGAAGGCTCGTCCGTGTCGTCCTCGATTTCCTTGCACGCCTCAAACGTCCCTGACCTGTATATCCCCGCCCTTTCCTTTTTGCGGATGTCGTTCAACGTGCATTTGAACTGGTGATAGACCATCCGCCCCTCTATCGCGCCCCAGTCCCCGATCTTGCAATCCGGGGAATAAAAGAACTCCCACGGCGGCACAACCTCAAAATACGGGCCCGCATAGATGATGTCCTTCCGGGCAATCTTGACATTCTCGTAATACGTTTCCGGGGCCGGGGCGGGAAGCATGGGGTCCGCAGGCTTTTCCGGCTCCATCGTCGCCTCGGTGTATTTCGTCACCGTCCGGTTCGGCTGCTGCATCAACGCCATCATCTCATCGGCGGACAGCCTTTCGTATTCCTCCGGCACGATGTTGTAGTCTTCCTTGTAGAAGCACTTGAAGACGGCGTAATGGCAATATCCGGCGTTGTAGAGGAAGTCGAATATCTTCCGGTAGCCGTCCTGCTTGCGGAACATCTGGTAGCGAATCAGCTTTTCAAATTTCAACGCCCTTTCCGGCACGTCGGATTTCAGCGTGAAGAACTCGTCGGAGAAGATTTCCGTCAAGGATGCAAGGGAGGATTGGTGATTCGTCCATACCACGGGGCTAACCGTCTGGCTCCAACCCTCCCGTTCGTTGCCGTAGGAATTGGCGCGGAGAATCTTATAATAATTCTCCCGCTGAGAACCTAAATCATCCTGAATGCTCTGCGCCTGGTCGATGTCGGGATTGAGCTTCTCTAAAATCTCATCGTCGGTCAGCTTGACCTTCTTTTCCGCCTCTTCATCCCGCGCCGCAAATCCGTCCGCCTGCTCTACCATTTGTCCACCACTTCCTGTTTGACGTGCGTGATGTTCCCGCCCTCAAAGGAAACCGTGATTTTCCCGTACCATTGGTTGACAACGCACTTTTTCAACGTAGCCGCCAGCCTCAACAGCTTCTGCTCCCGTTCCTTCTTTGCATCCTCTAAGGCTTGCGTCACAGCATCACCGGCTTTCGGTCCTTGTTGCTGTATTGCACTTCGGGATACCATTGCGTATTCTTCAAGGCCAAGCGATACAGGCATTCCGTAAAGTCGTCGTCGGTCTTCTGCGCCTTGAAGGTCTCCGGGTCATACATGAGATTTTCCACCTGCTCGATGGTCTTCACGCAATCCTTGAAAAAGAAGATTCCCGGCATCTCGTTTTCCGTTAGAAGCAGATCGTTGACTATCGCAATCCCGTTGTCCTTGTCCTTGCTTGCCGTTTCCAAACTGTAATTCCGGCTTGCCAACGCCTCCGCCATGATGGAGTAAACGTCGATGTCGTTCCCCTCCCCGCCCTTCGCCAGCGGGTCAATGCCGATGCTGTTCACCCTCTCGTAATTGCGATTCCTGATCCGCCTCAATATCTCTTCCGCAATGTATTTAGGGTTCCCTCTGTCCCATATCTCGTCACAGACATATTTGAACCCGCTTTTCAATGTGGCAAGAAACACCACCGCCCACTTCTTCGACGGATGAAAGTCAATCTGTATATCCACCAACGCATCCAGCGGAATCTTGAACCTCTCCTTGACGTGCATCTGCCGATTGAACTTCGGGAATACCAGGGAACTCATGTATGACGGCTTCCCGAATAACCGGCTCTGTATCTCGTCCTCCGTCAAGGTCTTCCTGAACTGCTCAACCCCCTCAGCGGTAATCCCATATCCGACGTTTGAGTAAATATCCCCGGAAATGTTGTAAACACTCATGTCCGGCGAACCATCCGGCAATGTGGCCTTGATAACCTCCCGGTGTATCCACGCCTCCTTCAGAAGCGTCATGCAGAACAATTCCCTGCCCTGCCTGTCAATTAACCCCCTGGCCGCCGCAACCCGAACATCCCGCTTCGGCGGCTCGTCATAAACGACAAGATCACCCGACCACCCTTCAAATACCGAGCTGTCCTGCACGTTGGACATGATCTCGATGCTGCCCTTGCGCCCGGCATTCCAAAAGTAATCCACCCCCTGATTGTTCTTCTTCGTCTCTACCTTGACGCTCTTCGGCCACCAGAAATCCAACGCAGGCTCAACCACCGCCTTGATGTGGCTCTCCCATGCCTGCCCTACATACCGCACCTTCCGGGGCTCCTTGTGGGGAAACGTCAACTTCTCCCCGCTCCACGGCCATTCCCCCAACACCGTGCTGATCGCTATGATCGCCCCTACCGTCGTCTTCCCGATCCGATTCCCGCCGCTGTAAGTGAATACCTTGTAAGCAGGATTCCTCCAAGCCTCCAACAACTTCCTCTGCGGCGGATTCGCCTCCCGCATCTCCGGGTAATCGGGATTCCGCCTTTGATTGAAAGCGAAAATCCGATTCTCCGCAAATACCGCGTTTATCTGCGCCCTGAGCGCCTCATCGTCCGCCATGACCCCCCATCACCACAGAAGGCAACACAAAACCCAACGGCCCCTCTAACCCCCTCGGAAACCGCCCTATCCCATCCCCTAATCACTCCGGCGCACCCTCAAACCCTATCTCCAACGCGCGAACAGGAGCCTCCCCACTGTCACCAAATACCCGCTCCCAACCATCACGATATGCGTCCGTCGCAGGAGGCGTCTTAATCTCACTCATATAACCCCTTTTGTAATTTCGTATGGAAAGAGGGAAATATAAACATGGTCGCGGGGTCGTTGCCCTCCCCTGGGTGCGCTCCGGCTTCCCATGGCCAGCTCTCCCGTTTCCCTATGAACCTGTGTCATAATTGCAACACTTTTGCTTGTTTGTCACATAATTTCCAATTATGTAAACTAATTATCCTTATAACTATACAATATCATTAGGTTCGTTGTTATCCACAGGGTTATCAACAGAAACAGATGCGATCAACTGGCGGATATCTACTGCGGATATGCTCGTTGCCTGCCCCCGAATGAGTCGGATCTTGTCCTCCAGTATGGCCGCATCCGTGAACCCTCGCTTGCTTAACATGGTTTTTAGGAGGTCGTCGTCCGCCAGGTTTATTAGCTTTGCTTGTATCCCCTCTAATATCTCCGCTTTGTTATCTCTAAACAGGATTAGTTCCGGATTTGCCTTAGCCTCCTGAATTAGTTCATGTATTTTCGATTTTGAGACACCGGTTAATGTT